GTCTAACAAAGCCGTAGTTGGAGTTAATATCTTTTTTATCGTAGACACGTAAGGCGTGGTAACAACCGTATACTCCGGTGTAGGCGAAGGATTAACGGGTGTGGCTACTGTTATAGTTCCTGTTTTCATATCAGAGATAAATTCTCCTCCACTTAACTCTATAACCGGTTGTCCATTTTGCGTTATTAGTTTTACTTTGCCAGTATTATATGTTGGAAACTGTACAGTTGCATATTGTCTATCCAATTGAACGCCAATTTGTTCTGTTACAGTTACCGTTGGTAATTTGTCAAATATAATTTCTGAATTATTTGAAACATTAGGATTAACTGGTACAGATCTTGACCAACGTATATTAACTTTTCCTTGATATTCCGTAGGAGGNGTTGCACCTTCTATTACCGATGCTTCGGCAACTAATGTTACTGTGCAATCGCCTGGAGAAGTATTGTCGTAAATATAAATTGCAATAACACGACTTTTATCTTCTTCAATGAAATCTATTACTTCTGAATATATTGGATTTCCATTATAATCTAAAACTTCTATTCCGAGTGCTCCACCTACTCTTAAATTTGTAGGATGTCCACGAAGTTTAAATAAATTTTTACCTGCAGTTAATTTTGTAGGAAATTCTGATATCTGAAAATAATCCGGAGATGTTAATGAAGGATCTTCATATAAAACCGGAATAAATTCTAAACCTTTATATACAGCTTCTTTACGTTGCATTGATAAGTATACTTTTTATATAAATATCAAACATGAAGAATCTGGCTGTATCCATTAGTTTTATTTACTTCGACTAAATTGTCTACCATATCTCGCATTGTGTCTACGTGAGATATAATAATTGAAAAATCAAATTTTGTTCTAAAATAATCAAATAGATTGCTAACTGCTGAAATATGTTCTGCATCTAAACTACCCCATCCTTCATCNATTGCTATAAAATTAGGACGAGGCAAAGCAGAAACATTGATAAGTGCTATGCGTATTGCTAAACTAGATATAAATCTTTCCATACCACTTGTTAATTCTAATGGCCAATAATTTTCTTGGTCATATATAATATATCCATTAATATTTTTACCATCAGTGTTCATAACCATGTTAAAATCTACTACTTGATTTAAAACATTGTTTATTTCTGATTCTATTTTAGGAATTGCCTTTGATATTAATTCATATGGAATACCATCTCGTTTAACTGATTTTAAATAATATTCATATGCTTTATATTCTATTTCCAATTGTTGATATGTTTCCAATTGTTCTAATGCTGTCTTTTTCTTGGTTTTAGCAACTTGTATTTCTCCATGATTGGTTTTTATTTGATCTTGAAGTGTTTTTATCTGACCGGAGATTGTATCAATTTTACCTTTACAGTCATTAATGTTTTTATCAACAGCTTTATTCCAAACAATAGCAGATTTATTTCTTTTAAACGATTCTTGTCGTTCCATGTTGTTTTCTAATTCTGTTTCTTTAGTTTGAAGATCATTTTCATGAATCTGAAGTTGTAGTTCATATATTTCAATTTTATTTTTATATGTGTCAATATTACTATTTGATTCATTGTATTCAGTAAGTTGCGTTCGATATACAGTTAAACTATTTTGTAAAATTTTATTTAATTCAATATTATCTTCAATACCTGTTAATATTTTTCTATCTTGGTNAATNTCGTTCTTTGCTTGAATTGCGTCTTGCACAAAAACGTTAGACACACAGTATTCACAATTCGGGTCATATTTGTGCGTCTCAAGATGTTCAATTTTCGTTTGCTTATCATTTACTATTCTTTGTTGTTTTTTTTGTTCTTCCCGGAAACCATCAATTTTAAATTCAGTATCCGTTAATTGTTTATCTTTGTCTTTTAAGTCATCAACATTGTAATTTTGTATTGCAATTGTCTCTTCTATATTATCAATTTTATCTTGATATCCTAAAATTGTTTGTTCTGTTTCTTCGATTGTCTCTTGAAGCTTTTCTATTTTTTCAGTTAAATCAGTTTCAGTTTTCTGTAATATTTTAATATCATCACCTTCATAACTTGTAGGTTGTTTTGTTTCAATTAGTTGTACTATAGAATCTTGCAATGTGTTTCTGTCGGTTTGTTTGTCTGATTCTTTTTTATTCGTATCCGTAATTAATTTTTCGTTGTTATTAATAACGGCATCTGCAGATGTTATTGTTTCTGCAAAATCAGTTTTCTTAAATGCTTTAAGTCGTCCTGCTGTTTCTTTTATTTCGTCTGTTGCTAAATGATAAAGTTGTTCAAATACAGTAATGTCTAAAAATTGAGATAATAAGTCTTTTCTTTCACGTTGTGATTTTTCTATAAAATTATTGTTATCTGCTTGAAGTGAAAATGCAGTTAAAATAAAATCATTGTATGTTCCTAAATAACGACGTATACTTTTATTTGTGTCACTTCGTTCATCACCATTTAAATTTTCTGTTTCAGTATAAAAATTAACGTCTACTTTTACATGGTTGTCTTTTTTCTTGGTACCTACACGTTCAATTGTATAAAGAACATCATTCATTTTAAATTTAAACACTCCACGAAAGTTAGACTTTTTATTGTTTAACACTTCATGNGCTTTGCTTGTTTTACTGCATTTGTCAAATATAGTATATGTTATNGCATCTAGTAAACTTGACTTACCACTTGTATTTGCAGCAAATAAACCACAGACATCACTCATTTTATTGAAGTCTACATTGTTACCAGCGCCATATGAAAACATGTTGTCAAATTCAAATGAAACCGGATGCCATGTTATATGACGTACTGATTCAACTGCCGGTAGTTTAGAATTGATAGAACGATTAATATGTCGTATTGCATCTAACTCATCTGTAGTTGCTTGTGGAAATTTAGTATTAATAAATTCAGTTAACAAGGTATTTTGGTATTCAACGTCTCGAACATTGCCAATTGTAATAGTTCCAGACTCAGCATTGTTTTGTGCGGATATAGTTCGTTGTATGGTAATGTCTTGAACATTGTATTTTTTACGAATCATGGTAACCAATCGTTTCATGTCTGATGCACTGGTTTCATTGAACTTGATTCTTATTCTAGGCTTGTTAGGCATTCGATGTGGTGACTTAACAATTTGAGAGCCTTCTGTTTCTATAGTTACATATCCATAATCATTGTGTATTTCTACAAATTCAGCTTTTTTAGTTTCTACATCCCAAACAAGTATTCCGTGATCTAATGCTTCGCCATGATTTTGTTGTATAAGTGAACCAGGGTATGCAATAGTTTCAGTTAAGAATTGAGCTGGCTTATGAATGTCACCTAGTAGTGTCATGTCGTGTCCGGAAAACAAGTCAGTAGTAACATGCTCGTTGGATATTTCATATCCTATATCTGTTTTAGCAGAATGCACGGCACCATGATGTAATGCAATCTTTAAGTTGTCTGTTACAATGTCTTCGCCTTTTGTGTATTGAGCAGGCTCAACGTCGACAGCCATATGGTTCCAAGTTATTCCAGCAAAATCAAAGGTACCGTTGTCTTTTATAAAAACAATGTTGTCATTAGCAATCATATCCAATACCGGAGACAATGCATCTTCACGATATAAATTGTTTAGATTCATGTCATGATTACCAAGAATAACAATTGTAGGAATATTGAATCCTCGAAAGAAATCAGTAAGCATTCTAATCAATTCGGGGGACATGTCCAATTTACTATGAACNATATCTCCAGTAACTACTGCTATACTNTTTTCAGTTTTAGTTTTATTNATATAATCAAACATGTTTTCAAATACATGNCGATACTCTTTGTGNCGTTTCAACGTACGAATATGCACGTCGGATATATGATAAATTTTATCAGCTTTTTTTATTTCCATAAAATACCCATTCGGAGTTGCATTAGTTGTTCAAATGTCATTACTCCGGTTTGTTCTATAATTTCTGTTATACGATGAAATCCTAAATCAGATGCATCTTGCTCTTTCAATTCTATAAAATATACATTTAATCCTTCACCCATAAATCGTTCTGCAATACTCAATGCATTGCGAATGGCGTCGGCATCTAAACATATGTAAATGTCTTTGACTCGTTTTTCAATAATCTTTTTCTGTAGTTGAGGTTGTATAATTTTACCAAATAATGGTATTGCATTTCNTTTTATTGCAATAGCATCAAATGACCCTTCGCAAAGTACTATTGGTTCTTCCCAATTAACAAGCAAATCAAATCCTATAATATCTTTGCTTACCTTTGGATTCTTGTGTTTATATTTATCAGCATTATAAAATGCTCTACTTACAAAATAATTCAATTGTCCAGTGCAATCATAACTAGGAATAACAATTTTACCACTATATTCTCCTCGCTCACAATATCCAATACGATATTTTAAAATATCAAATATAGTAACACCTCGTCGTTTTAGATATGATATAGCATTGCGAAAGTCAGGAGTCTTTTTGTGCTTCCATAAAGGAACATATTCTTCGGGCAATGATATTGTTTCTACATGTTTAACTTCGTTGTCAAAGTTTTTATATTTTGCTGACTTAATTATGCGAGATAATTGTTCAAAGTATTGTTTACCCAAGTTCATTTGTTTAAATAAACTGTTTATACTTCTGCCCTTTTTATCAGATATCCAACAGTGCCAAGCATTTTGACCTTCACTTGTTGTGTTGATGTCTATTTCTAATTTAGGTTTATAATGTGAAGTAAATGGGGAGAAAAATGCAACGTTATTACCAGATGTAGATTTACCTTTACCTAAGACAGATTCCAGTAACTGTAGTAATTTAAGATTTTGCATATATTATATAATAAGAAATAACTGTAATTAATCCAATTAATCCAATTAATAATATTATTATAATTAATTATAGTCAGACACATATATTACATATATGGTCTAACGATCAATTCAAGTCTGAATCAATCATTTTAAATAATTAACATCATTTTAATGAATATATTATTTTTTTTTCACAAATCAAACCTTATACAAAAAAACGTTTTGGATCTTGTGCTTTTTCGCCTGGCTTCAAACATTCCGCCATCCATTCGACGGGTATTTCTTTTTTTGCTACATTAGCAATACCCATCTTGTTTGCATACGCTTCATATGTAGTTTTGCTAGCTTTTGATATTTTTTGATTTGGATTTTGGAACACCATTCTTATATCCATATTAGGATTACATTGCAATACATGTTTCATTTTTTTACGGTCCGTTGCAGTCCAACGACCTTTTGTTTCTATATACATTAATTCGCCGTTCTTTTTTGTGAATATAAAGTCTGGTGTATATTTGTGTTTTGATTCTGGAACAGTATAATGAATANTTTCAGTTTCNTAATTTACATCGTAATNGTTTGATTTNATTTGTTCTGCTACAGTTAATTCTAATCCTGATTTATAACCGTATTTNTAAGCTGCTTGTCGTTTTTTACTACCAGCAGTATGCCAATGATTTTTTTTCATATTATGATAACTTTTTTATTTTCTGTAACATTGCGTTAACAATATTATCGTCGATATTTACTACAGGTATAATTGTAATTATGTTTGGATCTCGGCTTGCAATTGTTTGTTTATAATTTTTTAACTTAGCTACATCTATCTCTTTCATTTCTGTATTATTAAATCTAAATATATTTTTACTATCAAATTTTGGAAAATAATACCAACGATTCTCCGGGGATATATTAGAAGGCCAACCTATTTTCCAATTTGGGGTTTCTTCTAGTTTATTTTGTATTATTGTATCTATATTTATAACATTTTTTGTATTTTGTTGAAGTTGCGTAAAATTTGTGTCTTGTGCCAAATTTGGCTCTCGTTGTATTATTCGTTGATACGTAGTTATTGCCGCATCACCTATAGTA